GTCTGCGTTACTCAATTCGAGTGTGGCGACATATCCACAGCACCCCCGAGGAGGCTTGAGTTTTAAGGCGCCGTCCCAGGAGTGAAAGAACCTCGTTCGGAAAACACTCCCGGCACGCTAACATGGACATGCCAACTCTCTTTATGATTGCTTTTTAAGGTTTAACTGAGAGAACATGCCCATAGAACCGAAGATAATTTTTGTTTGCTTATCTTTTTATACTTTTCATTTCGCCGTCAATGCGACGAGTAACAAAGTACGGAGACTCATGCTCATCTGCACTTGCGTTTTTTCGCTCGTTTAGTTGTTGCATGAGGTATTCAATCTTCTGCTCAAGGGACACTTGAACAGGTTTCGTTAGACCAGACGAAACTTGAAAAATCATTACGTCGCACCACCCCGTCCAGGTCGACCCATTAGATGGGCCAACGATGGACAGAGCAGGGAAACCAGCCACTCCAAGGGCATTAGTGACTGTGTCGACGTAAAAAGACAGATCTGAAACACTGTCCTGCCAAGTCCGTGACTGATTAGCGGCACCATGAAACATGTTTGGTACCTGGGTCGCGAACAGAGCATCTGTGGACGCGCCAACGCTAAGGCCATAGGCCTCGGCACCGTTCGTCCAATTTGCACCGGATGTTTTACCAAATTTGAATTGGACATAGAAACGACCGTGCTGCTTCCAAGAAAAGAACATGCGACCATCTATGTCGGCAATAAACTCCACCCCAGGGAGGGCACCTGAAAGGTACCTATCCCCAGCAAAATGCGCAAAAGGGTAGATATTATTGGCGCCGACGGTCCACATGTGAGCGGAAGGCAAGGTCTGTCCAAATGGCGTTTCATCCTTTGGTTTGTACAGCTCAATTTCATACATTACGAATAATTCCCCTACTTGGTTGCCAGTGGCGGGTTCGCCCTGCGTAGCGATAGTCATGGTGCCAACATCATAAAATCGAATGTCGGTACCATATGGCTGATCGCCCACAAGAACGTACCGTTCTTTGACTGGAGCACTACCAAGTTTACGGGCACCCAAATCAACAATGTGTGAACAATTGGCTGACGCAATTCCACGAACACAGCCGTCATAATTTTCCATCTGAGTGGCAGAAGTAAACTGCACATCAACAGGATCGTAATTGGTGGCCATTAACACTTGACCAATGGCTGGATTCGTGCCACTTACAGCTTGGCCTGAAGTGGTCATGTAAACGAAAGCCAAGCGGCGGAATTTATAAAATTCAAACGCCGCGGCAATCTTTGATAACCAAGGAAATGTGCGATTATTCCCAGGGTTGATAGCGTAGGAGTTAGCGGAAAAGGTTCCACTAGATAGTACTGGACCAAGTGCCTCACGTCGAGTGATAACAAATGGTCGCTCGCCAGTGCTACCTCCTGCAGGTCGAGGGTGTTTCTTAACCTCCTTCACGACCTTAACAACTTTCTTTGCAACGTGTTTCTTTGCATGTGGTTGTTTCTTCTTTTTCTTCGCCACTTTCTTATGCGTGTTCTTCGGGCCAGGATTTGGCTCGATACCAACCAGTATAGGTTGAGGAACAGGCGAAGGTGGCGGTGTAAAGTACGTGGGATCGGATCCCTCTTCCACATCAATTGTGGGGGGCCTACGATGACCATCTAAATAATCACCGTTGGTAAGTCCGATTGATAGTGCGTAGGCATCACGATCGAAAACTGGGGTTGGTTCGATGAGGTGCTTACGTAATTGCCACCCGCGGGTGCGCTGCGCGATTTGATGGTCGCGCTCAAGTTGCGCCTCCTGCCCGCGAGCATAGATTCTGTGCACGTCCGTGGTCCAGAGATACAATTCGACGTCCTGTTGGATGTCAGAGTTGGGGTCTCCCAGCTCGTAAAATGGTCGAGCATTGGTGTTGTACTCACGGATGTTGGCCCACATTTGGTTAAATGAGGCCCACTTGTCTCGCTCTTGCTGGGACAGCACTGGCCCATCTGGCGTCGCTATTGGACGGTCAGTTGGGCGATGCCAAGTAGTGCCTGGAGATTGGTCAGATCCACCTGTATATTCAGGGAGTCTTTCCCAATCGGTGTCCCAGGGAAGCGACCAGCCTTGCGTCTGTACGTTGGTAGGCCGATCTGTGGTATGAATACTCCCGCTACCAGAAGGCGAAAGAAATGATCCACTGGCAGAGTTACCTCCACCAGGTCCTGGGTTCGTTTCAATTCCCACGAGGGAGCGTTGCGGGTCAGGGTAGTTGCTGTTGCGATAACCGACTCCTGACTTGACAGCGAATAGCAAACTCGCGATACTGTCGACGACAATTCCAGGTTCACGATATTCACTGGGAGATAAGATCCACTCAAGATCTGCTGCCAATTCGGACACTTCTTCATAAGCAAGATCGTGTCTTTTAGCTTTCGCATCAACGTGATCAACGGCAGGCTTTCGGCGTTGATGCTTAGAAAGTCGGCCGCTGGGAGATACGAATTCTCCAGCAGAGTAACCAGGTCCGACCCAGTCACCCCAGGCTCGGAATTGCATATTTGTTGTAAAGGGGTTGAAAGTGAAAGTAGCTCAGAAACTACTTGAGTGTCGGCGAAGGGAGATTTTCTCTTCTTCGTCATGAGGCTCTTTTTTAACAGGCAAGAGCTCTTTTACGCGCTTGCGTAACCTGTTATAATGAGAACTGCGAAGCAGCCCCACCCGAGCTTGCCTCTAAACCTGTGTACATTGCGTACATGTACCGATCACTCTTCCACGTATGCAGCAGATCTTCAAAATCAATCTGCGTGTCCTTATTCACGGACACCGCCCCCGTCAATTCATTGCGATGCGTATCCTGGATGTACGATATATAATCATCCAGAATGGCACGCAATTTCATATTTGGCCACCCCTGTAGGCGCAGTGCCAAAGCACGGTAATAGTGCCAGCGCACATCATCAATTTTGGAATTGTACAGGAGGGAGCATAACACCTTATCCGTATCAGGTGAGGGAAGATACATTCGCCCCACCTTGCAGAAACTTTGCGAGAGAAATTGCAAAAGCTCTACTGGGCGCCCCTCCCAATCATCGCTCGTTGCGACAATCCCAAGGGAAGCCCACACATCACGGACGGATCGCCCCGTGAAGTCGTACGGATTTTTTATGCGGTCTGGTTCGACCGTCATAATGTTGTCATCGCCACAAAGGACGTACTTAACAGTACGCTCAAAAAAGGCGCGATTCCATGGGTCTGGAACATCACTGACAACTTGCGCTGCAGATTGCTCTGCCACAATTTTGAAATGCGCTTCTTTGGTGAACACTAACCAAGCATAACGCAAGAGATGATCGAGCGTCATTGTATTGTCGACAATTGTGTTGACACTCCCGGAGGGATTGCCAGAATGTTTCTGGATCAAATCCCCATTCTCTAACACAATGTAGGAATGAATGATTTCATCATACATGTGATAGAACCGGGCCTTGTGTTCGGGGTCGTCCTGAATGCTCGGGTGCATGAAGCGCCAGCGACGATCGCGCTGGTCTTCTAACATGCGCCGGGAGACTGAAGCATCAAAGTCTTTGATGTCAGTATCAAAACCAATCTTTCTCACGCCACCTTCAGTCAACTTATCATAAATTTGTTGGAAGGCACCACTAAATGTAGTGTGCCCCACAAAGCTGCTGGTTTTCATGGCACTTTGATAAAAACGATTGTTTTGATCGAGGCAATATTGCGACATCGCAACGGACAACTCCAGTGGACTAGCGGTAAACGTTCGAATCCGACCGTCCCGAATTTTTTCCACTGTGCGCATTTCAATTTTTTGGGAACATGTCCAGATTGGGGATATATTCTGGTAGTGCTCCCAATATTCGTTCAACAATGCTGGGACATCAACATTATCAATCATTCGCTGTTTTGTCGAATAACTGATATTCCAGGGATACCCTGGAGAGGTGCCCTTGTCCATGGTGGCCAAGGCATCCTCCATTGATACAAGCTTCGAGTTTTGCATGTAAAAGCGAAAATGCTCATACGTTTGCTCGCTTGCTAATTGCCAGCACTCTTCGTCAACCACGGGCTGCGGTTTGTCATACTTCATGATCGATTTCAGAGCGTTCTTTCGAGACGGTGGAATCATATCATAACCCGATGGTAACGGTGCGTCAGTAACGCCCGTCCAGAATGCCACGAATGATTTATTGACAATTCGTCGTGGTTTAAGGATGGCGTTGCGCTTCACGCGACCTGCGTACGTCACGCGACCAGCTGCAAAATCAAATGCAGCTGCCGTACTTTCAGCAGGCCGGTGAACGCCCTCACAGAAAACAGGTTTTTTCAAATATTTTTCATAGAAAAATGCCTGTTCCGGTTTTAATTCTGCAAGGGTTGGGGGTTTTTTGACGCATTCAACTTCTGGTCCTTCGACTCCAACACACGTTCTTCGATATCCGATACTTGTGCTGTTGTATCGATTACGATTCCTTTTTCAGGAATACGTTCATACAAATTGAAGTCTTGTGTGGTAGCAAAATGAATGCCAACCACTTTTCCGAACGGATCGAGAACAGGCGATCCGCATACGGAATAACCAGTTGTTGAGCGATAACACACGACATGGGATTTCTTGCCCTTCATGGCCGACGGATTCAATGCAATATCAGTGACAGGAACACTTTGCAAGTCGGTCATGTAACGAATCGAGACCTTGGTTGGCAAGTCAAATTTCGCAATCAACGATTTAGGTTGGCTGCTAAATTTCAAGCCAACCCACCAATTCGCTGGGGGTTGCCAGGCCAAGTGCTCAGGCATTCCAATAATGGGTTTGCAATCTTTTGCTCCGAATGAAACAGTGCGTGGTCCTTTGGCATCTCCAGCACGTACGATATACATGTGATCTCCCTCAATTCCATGAGCTGGAATGATGAAGAACCCCTGAATCAGACAAGTGTGGGATGCCATTTCATGGCCATGCTTTTCCGCTGCATTCATCAACCAGAACATAGTATCATCTGGCTGTGTGATCATTGGCAAACCGTTGTGAGCTCCCTCCTTGACGATAGGGGTCGATTTGCTCTTGAAATGCTGATCTAACTGTGCATTTTTGAATTTCTTCGTGGGATGAAAGTGGGCCGCATCAGTGCAAAATTTTTTATAGCACCGCGGCAACCACACCTTTGATGTTTTGGATTCATGCTCATGCGCACTCCCATAGGGATTGTCTTTGTGCATCAAATCTATCAATTCTTCATCATCCACGTCTTGCACCACACGAGTGTAAATCTCGTTGCGCAAACCGGCTGGCAGGAGATAGTCAGTAGCATCCTCATTTCTGATGAATGCTCGTAGGCCATCATAAGCTTCCGGCGACATAATTCCAGCAGCGTTCAGATCCTTGTCATTGTAAATGTCATAGGCTTGCTTTCGTGTCAGCTTGATACCGCGAGCTTTCATGGTTTTTACCACCGCACGCTTCCTCTTGCTTTCATACACGATTTTCTTCTTTCGTTGTTCGTCATAATAATGATACAACGTTCGGGCCAAAATGACAAACACAATCAGGGCAGCCGCAATAAGCACAGCACGCCTTACACGAGTGACGGATGTGTTGGCGCAAGCCTCCTTCAATGAGGACATAACACCAGAGCATGGTGCGCTCATAACACTTTGAATTTTTTT